CAGTCGATGCGTCAGCAGCTGAGGCGGTTGCGTGAGGCCATCGAACCTTTGAACGTGTCGTTGGGTATCCCGATGGATCAAGATTCGTTCATTCAGACCAAGGAGCGTGCGGGCTATCGAATCAACCCGCAGTGCTGTGAGATCTCGGTCGCGGATATTACGGGCAGCATTTCATCGGCCAGTACCGACTGAAGCGTCGGAGTCACACGCTTCGACGCGTCACGTCACAGAAGCTTTGAAGCAGCCCCGGTTTCTCGGGGCTTTTTCATTGTCCGACGTCACAAGAAAAATCCTTCTTGATCATATCAAACCAAGTCTAACCCGTTGAAAATGCTTGTATGTCCCGGTGCTTCGGCGCTGCGGGATGTACCGAAGCGCAATTCAACGGAGACCTGCATGTCACTGAAGCATCTGAACCAGATCGATCTCGCTGATCGCTGGAACATCTCGCATCGCACGCTCGAGCGGTGGCGTTGGACCGGTGAGGGTCCACGCTTCGTCAAGCTCGGTGGGCGCGTCGTTTATCGGCTCGAAGACGTCGAGGCGTTCGAGTGTGACCAAGTTCGCTCAAGCACTTCGAAAAAGCCCGCTTCGAAATCGGCGTGGCAGGTCATGCATCCGCCGACCCCGATGTCCCGATCCACTCGCACGAGCGGCTTTTCCTAGTTGAATGGCCATGGACGGTCGCAGCCCGCAGCAATGGATAATCCCATGAAACAACACGACTCTGTTCATACGGCGGCTCTCGTCAGGATCCCCGGCTTCTATCGCCGCTGGGAATTGCCGGAAATCCTGAAAAACCAACGTGCTTATCGGATCGAGAACGCCGGTTCCCATCAGGACGGAACGCCTCTCGTCGCGATCTATGCCGATACGGCAGCGGTCAGTCTCGACGGGCTGCCGAGCGCCCCGAACAAGAACGCTGAAACGGTCTCGGGCCCGTCTGGGACGATGTCGCTGCGGCCTGAGTAGAGGGGAAAGGAGGAGATCATGTTCATGGAAACCACACCCTTCATCACGGTCCGCGCCAGCCGACCGCTTTCCGAGATCGAGTTCTGCGCCTGGGTGGCGCAGGCCGTTCCCGGCGATCGGCTGGAATACCATCGCGGCTTTCTGGTGCTCGATAGCTTCCCGGGGCTTTCCAAGCTTGGGGACAACGAGCGCAATGAACTGCGCCTGTTGGGAACACGGGCGTTTTGGTCAGAGGCCCAAGGCCTCGTCCACCTCGTCCAGGAACGCCTCGGTCCGGACCTGTTTTCTTATCTCGCTATCGCGCGCCCCAAGACGCGCAGTTCAGCCGATGCCGTCACGCAACTGGCTGCCGTGGCCGCCTGACCCATCCCCCAAAAAAGGAACCCCCTATGAATTACCCAGAAAACACCCCGAGCGTGGACGACATGCTCAACATGCCGACCGGTGAGTTGGCGCAGATGCCGGTGGAACTGCTGGCGAGCCTGCAGGCCGAACTGGCGCATGCAGCCAAGCAGATGCGCATCGCGACCGCGCGGTTCCGCACCGCTCTCGAGGTGCGCTACGCCACCCGCGCCGCTGAGGCGCGCCGGGCCTGCGGCAAGGATACCGGCACCGTGCGCCTTACGGATGGCGATTATACCATCGTGGCCGATCTGCCGAAACGCGTTGACTGGGATCAGGACAAACTCACGGCGTTGGTCGCGCGGATCCGCGCTGCCGATGACGACCCTGCGCAATATGTCGACATTGCGATCAAGGTGCCCGAGCGCAAGTACGGCGCCTGGCCTGATGCCATTCGGAAAGACTTTGAACCTGCGCGGACCGTTCGGCCCGGCATGCTGAAGGTCGAGATCGAGCCGAGTGAGGCATCGGAATGATAGCGCAAAAATCATCGAACCGCCTGTCCCAGATCAGCCCGGAAAATGGCTTTTCTCATTCAGACGCTCCCAACAATTCAATTCCCTCCAGAAAGACCAATCTCATGAACAACAGCGAAATGTTGCTCGAAACCCTGAAGCGTATTCCCGGGCTTTTCCGTCGCTGGGAACTCACCGGGGTCCTCGAGCCGCAGGGTCATTACCGGATCGAAGATGCCGGCACGCATGCCGATGGCACGCCGTTACTCGCCGTTTATACCAGCGGCCGGGTTGGCGAGACCACCGACGTCGACAATGTCACCTATGACGCGCCCTCCAGCGACGATCCGCGCTCCATCATCCCGGATGGATTGCTTCCGAAACGGTTGGTGTCGCGGCTTCCTTTGATCATCGAAGTTGACGTCGCCGATGATGACGAGCCGAAGATGGTGTCCCTGTTCAGCCCGCAAGGGGCGACCTTGGCGGACCTTTATCTCGCGATCAAGACCGAGCGCGACATTTGTCAGTCAGCGAGCGAGACTGAGCAGGCCTTGTCGGTCCTACTGGATCGCCTGCTGGCGCGTGGAGCCACCCCCGAGACCCATGTCGGCGCTGCTCTGGGAATGATTGCCTCCACAGGCACAGTGGAGCGCGGCCAATGACAGCGCTCAGCCCCATTCCACAGACGATCGAGGGTCTTCCCGGCCTGATTGATCACGCAGCGACAATGCTGGCAGGTGCCAAGACCGCGGCAGAAGTGCTCGAGGCCCGCGAGGCCGCCGGTTTTGTTTATGACACCGCGAAACGCGCAGCCCGGTTGGGCCGGGCCAAAGCCGCGCATGACGACCTGGTTGCGGCGGCGCATCGCGCGCAGGCCCATGCACTGGAGATCGAGGCAGCCGCAAAGCGCCGACTGGCGGACGAATATGACGGTGCACAGGCAGATGGTGACGTTGGACGACAAGGTGCCAGGACTGACCTCGTTCGCGATGTGAACGAAGTTGTCGCAAGTGCCGCCGACCTTGGACTGAACCGACGCGAGATCCACGAAGCACGTCTGCTCCGAGATGCCGAGGCCGCTGATCCCGGCATCATCCGTCGCACCCTCGACGAAAAGCTTGAGCGTGGCGAAGAACCGAACCGGGCAGCGCTGCGCAAGATGGTGGTCGATGCCGCCGTGCGAGGCATGCGCCCTCAGCGCAAACCCAGTCGTCGGAACCCGCTTTATGTCCCGCCGACGCCACAACAGGCTGCCTGGCAGCATGTCACCGGCACGTTCCGCGCCTTCGCTGAATGGGCCTCGGACGACAATCTCGAGTTGGCTCGGGACGGTTTGCACGAGGCCAGCGACAGCCAGTTTCACCATCTCGATGCCGCCGCCATCGCTGCGGGGTCGAAAGCTTTCACCAAAATCAAGGAGTGGTTCGATGCTTGACAGTCAGTCAGCGGCCTTTGGCGAACGTGTCTGGGAGGTGGCATCCCAGCTTGGCAACAATGCCCCAAAAATAGCCGACGATATCATGGGCGCGGCGTTCCCGTTGACCTGTTCGCAGGCACGGGCGGAAGGCGCGATGCGCATGTTGCGCACCGGGATCATTTCCGAAGTGAAACGTATCCTGCGAAACCGTCATGACGTTTTGAACCAGACGGATTTCGCCGACCGATGCGACGCGTTTGCGCCGCTTGTCAGTGACCTGCGCTCGAAATCCTACTTCGTTGAAAGCGCCGAGGAATATGTCGCGGTCCCGGGCCTTATCGAAGACCCGGAACTGCTGAACGATGCTCGACGCTTCATGCGGCGTAAGGGGCGTGAATGCCTCGCCGAGGCCGACCGGCTTGATGCGCTTTACATTGCCGTGACTGGTGACGCGAGTGCCGCTGATATGAACGGCGAGGTGCTGTCATGACCGGCGCGCTCCCCATTATCACCGCCGACCAGCGCATGGCTGAGCCGCGCGGCATCAAAGGCGTCATCTTCGGGCCCTCGGGCATCGGCAAAACCAGTCTGCTTTGGACGCTGTTGAACTCGACCACGCTGTTTTTCGATCTGGAAGCGGGTGATCTCGCGATCGAGGGGCTGGCCATCGACGCCATCCGCCCACGGACCTGGACGGAATGCCGGGATTTTGCCGTGTTCATCGGCGGGCCCAACCCGGCACTGCGCGCGGATCAGCCCTACAGTCAGGCGCACTTTGAGGCGGTCTGCGCTAAGTACGGCGACCCGGCGATGCTGGCCAAATATGACACGGTGTTCATCGACTCCATCACCGTGGCAGGGCGGCTCTGCTTTGGCTGGTGCAAGGGTCAGCCCGAGGCGCTGTCAGAAAAGACGGGCAAGCCGGATGTGCGCGGTGCCTATGGCTTGCACGGGCGCGAGATGATCGCTTGGCTCACACATCTTCAGCACACCCGCGGCAAAAACATCTGGTTTGTCGGCATCCTCGATCAGAAGCTCGATGACTTCAACCGTAAGGTGTTCTCGCCGCAGATCGACGGCTCCAAGACCGGGTTGGAGCTGCCCGGGATCGTCGATCAGGTCATCACCATGACTGATATTGCAGGCGGGGACGGCGCGCCTCAGCGCGGATTTGTCTGTCACACGCTCAATCCCTGGGGTTTCCCGGCCAAGGATCGGTCTGGGCGTCTCGACATGGTCGAACCTCCGCATCTTGGAAGGCTGATGGACAAGATCCGGGGCCCGCTCATCCCCGCAGACCGTCGCCTGACCTTTGAGGCCCCGCAGCTGCCGAC